AAATAGCAATGCACACCCTACAGAAATTGCAAGGCTCCGTGGTGTGCGCTTTGCGGTGGCTTCTGAGACCAGACCAGATGGAAAATTCAATGAGTCAAGGGTCAAGATGCTTACTGGTGGCGACATGCTTTCAGCTCGTTTTATGAATCAAAACTTCTTTGACTTCAAACCAACTCACACTTTATTTTTAGCTGTGAACCACTTACCAGAAGTAAAATCTGGTGGCGACGGTTTCTGGAGAAGACTTCGTAAGTTTGACTTCCGAAAGACCGTGCCAGTAGAGAAACGGAAAGAGAACCTAGCACAGACACTTATCGAACAGGAGGGCCCAGGAATCCTTCAGTGGATGATTGACGGGGCTGTCCGCATTACTAACCAAGGCATCAGCGAGCCTGAATCAATTCGTATGTCTACCCAGTCTTACCGTCACGAGGAAGACCACATTGCCAAGTTCTTGGACGAGAAGGTTATTGTCTCAGATACCTCCTCGGTCACAAAAACCGCTGTATTCAACTCATACCGAGACTGGTGCTCCGATAACGGTGAAAAGCCTATTACCCAAAACTCCTTCGCTAGAGAGCTTCGTTCCCGCCTAGGTATCTTTGAATCTGAGTCAGTTGGCTATAAGATGTTTGTAGGCATAGAGCTATTAAAGATAGACTCAATGTCCAACAGTATGTCAGTTAGAGAAATGATGGGAACCAGCGATGGAGACTCCGACGAATACTGGAAGTAATCCTTGCTTTCAGTGCCGTGCTGGTCATCATGGTGAGTGCTACAATATTTGGCACTTTGAAGATGTGGACTGCTGTTGCGGTGGCGAAATAACTTTTACGGCGACAGGTGAGGTAAAACAAAATGGGCAAGATGAAGGAATACAGGGACATTTCTCGAACTCAAAAGAGGTTGATACGGGCTATATCTCAGATGGATACGATGGAAACAAGTCATTGGCTGACTACAAAGACCCAATCTCGACAGGTCGAAAAAGAGCCGCTGAGATGTACCCGATACATGCTGGCATGGTATGCGAGTGGGCTGGTCTCAGGTTTGCTGGTGGCGGGGTTGTTCCTATTGTTGGCTGTGTAGGTAGACCAGCATCAGACAGGCACCACGGGCCTGACAAGAACACAATGAATAATGCTCCATCAAACATGCACCGCATCTGTGACTACTGCCACAACACTTGGCATGCCGTTAATGACCCTCATTATGGCGAGCGCCCTGAGCACACTCAACCATTCATACCTAAAGGAGAATTAAATGTGGACTGGTTCTTACATGACTCGACAACAAAAGCAAGCATGGAGGAAATTATTGAGGCTGAGACCAAGAGGATTGTTGAATTTAGCTCTTAGACATAAACTTGTTGCCCCTAAACCAAGCAGTACCGTCATTAATCTGGACTAACTCAAAAAACTCTTTACCGTCACTGTCAACTGTAACTACTGTTATTCCTTGTTGCCAGTTTTCGTAGTACTTAGCTGTTGAGCCATCAATTTTAGTTGCTCCGTTGACACTGGGTACTGAGCCGTCCACTTTACAAAGACATCCTGGGCTGACTGCAACTGATTTGATTGGTCCGCTTCTGTCAAAGACTGTCCTACTTTGGAGCTCTTGTCTGTGTACGTGCCCAAAAATTGTTGAGATGTGCGGAGTGTCATTCGTGTATGCTGCTGCCGTGGAACCATTACTCCGTACCTTAGAGCCATGGATTGCACGCAAAGTCTCACTAATCCAGTAAGCGCCCGCAGGATATGCGTCAATATATTCAACTCCAATCTCGTCTAGTCTTAACAAATAAGGAATACTCATTACTGGTAATTCCTCAGCGTTTGCTCGCTTCAATCCCCAAGCAGACGCTGCATTAATCATAATGAATTTTTCCATACGGCGGTCATGGTTTCCTTCAATAAGGACTATTTCCGCTTCTGGTCCAGCAGCAGCTCTTTGCTCTTGTAGGAATAGGTGTCCACGGTTAAAAGCTTTTTGAGTAGTCCCAGCGAACGCTGCCTCTTGCTCGAAACGACCTTGGCTTGGTAGGTCCAGGAAATCCCCTAGGTTTATTACCCCGTCTACCTTGTCGTTATGGTAAAGCCAATTAGTAATGTCTAGTGAAACCTTCATAGCTTTTTCATCGTGGAAAGAAGTCCATGCCCCGTCGATATGACGGTAGCCTATTTGTGGGTCGGGTAAAATGACCCACACTTTATGTTTAGTCTTTAGCTTTTTAGGTTCTTTAGGGTTCTCGATTATCACTGGCTTAGCCTGTGATACTAGGTCCCACTTTGGTTGTGGCTTCATGTCACTTAGCACAGTTACACAGCCCTCCTCTATGTTTGCGAACAAGGTCTTTACCTACAGTAAAACCCCGCTTAGTAAGCTCTGAGGCCAAAGCCTCATGCGACCATGCGGGGTTTTCCAGTGCCTCGACTAGCACCTTATAATCTTCTTTGCTGAGTAACTCAGCGCCTTTAGAAACACCGCAAGCGGTTTTCTTACTAGGTGGTTTCATTCCTTCAAGCATGATGTCTCCTTCATGTAGCTATTACATTAAGCCTAGTCTACCAATGGAGCCTGTCAAGTAAGAAAGGTACCCTTTTAGAGCTTTTTAGGGCTCTTTTCATCAGTGTGCTTGTCGGCAATTCTGCCAAATGTCTTGTTGATTTCGTTGGGGTCCAGCTTGCCATCCGCTAGGTATGAGCGGGACAACTCTTGTGCCACGTCAATAATTCCAGCAAAAGCAGCCATGGCTGTAGCCTGAGCAATCTCAAGACCAATGACGGCTCCACCAACGAAAATACCCGTAACCTTTAGGATGATTACAGCAAACGTTCTTCGGATGATATCTAACAACATAATTATTCCTAACTTACTTTAGAGTCTCCCCCAAGTAATGGGGCCAACGATTCCGTCTACTTTTAACCCTCGTGCTGCTTGAAACGCTCTAACAGCTCTATCGGTAATTGGGCCAAATTGACCATCTGCCTTGATGTTTAAAACTCTTTGTAAGTAAACAACATTGTCCCCAGTTGAACCCATCTTTAGCCATTCCGCTAAAGCTGGTTTTCCGCTTGGCTCTGGTACGGCTGTCGGTGTGCTAGGCAACCTACCCCAAGTTATACGACCAACTATACCATCAACTTGAATGCCTTCGCTTCTTTGGAAGTCCTTAACTCTAGCTTCGGTGATTGGACCGAATTGCCCGTCTTGTACTAGACCTAAGCAAGCCTGAAGGTAGACAACATTTTTACCAGTTGAACCACGCTTAAGGGAACGAATAAGAATTGGCTTTTGTGTAGATGGTGTTGTTTGCGGAACTGATGGAGTGGGAGCGACCACGGCACCACCAGCTGCCCTTCTGTTACATTCGGCAACAATGTAATCAAGCTGTGAGATTACAAATGGCCCTGGGCAAGCTGTTGCCACATACTGCTGATGCCAAGCAATGTAGAACTCACTCTGGGATTGATTCTTGATGTTCTTAGCAAAGCCTTGGTTGGCTCTTGGAGAGATGCTGGCATGGAAAATAATGACATCTATCAGGGCCTCAAGAGCAGCAGATGAGATAGGCCAATCGCCACCGACAGATTCGTTGTCAATCTCAAAGGTCACAGCACTAGGGTCAGGCTGTCCACCTGTTGAGTAAGGTCTGCGCTCTGGGTTCACGATACCTGTAACAGCACCAGAGTTTGAGATGTGGTAGGTGGGGTGAGAGTTTCTACTATTTGCGTTAGCAACGTAAGAAAGCCCGTTTCTTCCAGCTACGTGGTGGATAACTACGCCATTTATGGATTGCCCATTACGGCTACCACCAAAGCCATTGTCTTGAATACCTGCTACTTTTGGATACCAGCTCATTGTTTTCCTATCTTGTTACGTGGAGCTGACCCAAGCTGAGCCATTCCAAACCTTTGTTGTAGTGGAAACGAAAGCTGTTCCGTTCCAAACCTTGGTAGTACCCGCAACAAAAGCAGTACCGTTCCAAACTTTGCCGCCTCCAAGCACGGTTATTGTCAAAGTGCCAGTAATTGCGCTTCCGCTAACGTTAGTGGCTTTAATTCTAAAGTTGAATACCCCAGGCACAGTGGGGGTGCCAGTTATTGCTCCAGTAGAAGTGTTTAGCGCAAGGCCAGTAGGTAAGACTCCAGCGGCATCGTCTGCCACGTTTCTAACAGCATAAGTTGGAGACCCGCTAGCTGTTACTTCATCAGAGTAAACGGTGCCAACGTTTGCTGTTGAAACAATCGTTGAGTCACCAAATACTGGCACAACGGGGATAGTCGTAAAGCTTCCGCTTGCGCTGGTCGTGCCCATTGAGCCCTTGGGGTCATTGTAGCCAGTTAGGGATAAAGTTGAACTAGTCGGAACAGAAATCGAACCAGAGCCAATTGTTTTGACCATGTTGGCAGTTCCACCAGTGCGGAAGTCGTAGGTGTAATAAACGAGTCCGCCACCAAGAGTTGCGCTACCAAGAGCAATGTCCATTCTTGGTGCGCTGGCGTTTCCTGCGGGGTTGACGTTATAGCTAGTCCATGCGGTGTTTGTTCTAACAAAATAAGCCTGCCAGTTTACAACCCCAGGCGACGCATCCTGAAGGTCAATTTGTGTATAAAAGCCATTTAGGTGATTGAATTGATAGCTTGCGCTTGCCATTGGCTACCGCTCCTTAGTAGGAAATCCAGACATCGCCCGTAACTAAGGCTGCTCCGCCTGGCCTTGTGGTCGGTTCCGTCGTCTGAACTATAAAGCTTTTATCATTTACTAAGCCTATTGAGGCAGCGGATGCAAGCTTAGCGGTTGTAACTTGAGCGTCACCAATTTTAGCGGTGGTTACTTGAGAGTCACCAATCTTAGCGGTAGTGACTTGAGAGTCACCAATCTTAACTGTGGTAACAGCACCGTTTGGTATTGCCACGTAACCGAGGCTAGCCCAAGGAGTAGTTCCGTCTCCAGCTTTGATTTGACGAGTATCGGTTTCTAAGCCAACTTCACCAGCTGCAAGGGTGGGGTTTACGCTAGTCCAAGTAGCAGCAGTATCTCTACGAAGCTGAATTTGGTTTATTCTAGGCATTAAATGCTCCTGTAATAGGTATTGTATTAAGCCCCATTATAGCGCATTTAGCGCATCAAATGGGTGTTACTAGATACCCACCCAAGCTGAGCCGTTCCACATTCTGGGAGCAACAGTAACCCAAGCTGTACCGTTCCATAAAAGCGGCACTCCCTTAACCCAAGCTGTGCCATTCCATATATTTCCAGTAGAGCGTTCGTAGTTAGGTAAAGCTAGGCTTACGGAAACACCACCGTTAGGAATGAAAGAATTAAAAAAGCTGACAAGCACGGTGGTTGATACGGTGTAAGACCCGTCTGCGCTATGCGGGACCCACACGTTGCTGTTATCGTAAAAGCGATAGTCCCGACCAGAGTTGCCAGTAAAGTTATAGCCCTGAGTGCTAAAAGCGAGCTCTCCAACGTTTGAAGTTGTAACGCTATAGCTGGCTGTCCCAGAACCGCCAAGGGTAGTGCTAGCGTCGCTAATACCACCATAGACCCTAACTCGGCTACGGTTATTTATTGGGTCTTCTTCTTGCAGAATCATGCCCACGTATATTCTTGCCCGAGTACCTTGAATAACCTCGTTATATACCGACATCCGTTTATCCTAAGTAAAGCTAAAGAATATGTCACCAATTGCTAGAGCGCTGCCATCGGGTCTTGTTGTAGGACGTGTCGATGCAGTAGCGGTGGCGGTCATAATTACCCTGCTTGGCTGAGCAAAGTTTCCAGACACGCTGTTAAAACCAGAGACGATTAAAGCGGGCTTGGCTTGAGCGTTCGTAATTCCATTGTTAGTTGTAATAGCTCCAGTAAAAGTTGCACCAGCTAACTTAGCAAAAGCAGCATCATCAAACCCTAAGACTGGTGCTGTTGGTGTTCCAGAGTTTGTTATGGGAGAAGTAACAGTTGTTGAACTGCCAGCAGGACCGATGGGCCCAACAGGACCGACGGGACCAGTAAGGCCAATTGGCCCTTGTCCACCAAGAACGGCATATTCCCACTGAGAAGTGGTCTCATTATAAACCTTTAGTCTTGACATAATTAATCCCCGCTAGGCTTTGGGTACTTTTCTTTTACAGCTAAGCAAGCTGCAATGTAAGCGTCGATTTGTTCTTGGTCGCCTTTTACCACACCGTCAATGTAGTCAGTAATTGGGGGGTACTCAGGCGCACGTGCACGCTGATAAGTAAGCGCATCATAGGCTGCCTGTAACTTGGCAGCCTCAGCAATGCATTCTTCCTCGGTTGGCTGAGGTTGTTCTTCATCTAGCCACTCAAGGCCAGAGTAGTCATCGCCTGTTAGAGTCCATTGCGCCCCAGGCGTTAGTATTTGTAGTGCTTCCACTATTCCAAATGTTCTGTTCATTATTTTCCTTACTGGGCTATTTCCATAATTGTTAATGTAGATACTGCGGTAGCGCTATATATAAGAGTACTATCCGAATAGGAAGACGCCCTATTCCATAACAGTGTTGTAGATTCAGAAGCACCTTGAATGTCATAAATAATAGGTGATGTAGCGTTAGCGTTATCCAAAAAGCTTGAAGAAATAGTCCTTGACACGTGGTTATTGTCTGCACCGTTTGACCAACCACTAAGGGCTGTAAGCCTTGGTCTTGAACCAAAAGCGTCACCCACTCCAATTAAGCCACCATCCCTAGTAAACCTAAATACTGCGTTGTTTGAGCTTGTTCCACCAATTGTAATGTTTGCCATCAAAAGCAATTTGCTATTAGAAAACTTAGGGGTAATTGAAACCTGTAAACCGTTAGAGGGGAAGCTAGACCAGGCGTGAGCTGTTGTTCCAATTGCGTATGAAATAGAACTTGTTTTGCTTACAACCTGCAATACAGTCCCATATGGTTGTCCAAGGGTGTTTTCCCATTTATCAAATCTCATTGTTGAAGTCATAATGTCTTACGCTATCGCAATTATCGAAAGAGATGGAAGAGAAAATTGGTTAGAAGCAGCACCGTCCCAATAAAAGGTTTGATGAATAAGACCACCGTTAGAGCTAGTGGCATATCTTCTTGCTTGTAAAAGTAAGGTTTTAGGCGATGTCCAGGTGGCTTGTCTTCCAGTGTTGGTATTAGCCGTCCCACCAATAGGAATTGTCCATTCAAAGCTTGATTTATTTTCTAAATACTGCGCTGATTTATTATGTCTAGAGTGTAAAACCTCGACACCATCTATAAAAAACTTATAATGCTGAATTGAATGAGCTGTTTCAGTTCCCCACCTGTAAGTAAAATCAAACTTGTAAATTACTTTACTTGTCCCAGGGGGCGGGGTATAAGTAATTTGACTACCAGTTATTGTTGCGTAAGTTGCATCAAAATTTTGAGCAGCGGTAACGCTAGGCCAAGTGTATGAGCCAGATAAGCCTGTAACGCTTGAGCCATCACACGGGCTAGTTAGGTACTCAATAATTTGCCCAGGCTGGGTAGGGTATCCATTGACCAATACGTTGGTTCCACCAGCATTTGCTACGTTCGCTACTCTTAGTTGGCTCATTGTGCTATCTCCCAAATTATACCCGTTGAAACCAGGCTTTCGTATGCGTCTTGCCCAGCAAATGAAAAAGTCCTGTTCAAGTAAAAAGTAAAGCTTGATGTGGATGAAGCTTTAGTTGCTGGGGCAAACACCTGTGTAGATGTAGAGCCAGAAGGGATTTCATACTGAATAAAAAAGTTACTGGGGGTAGAACTTTCGTTTTGGTCATAGGCACCAGATGCAATACCAGACCATCTAACGTTTCCAGCTTCAGAGTTGTATCCAGTAGCCCCCGCCGTGGTTATTAATGAACCGTTCCTGTGGATAAGAAAAACGTTATCCTGATGCTGCTCTCCGTTTATCATCCATTGCATAATAAGTTTACTGTTAGGAAACCTCGGGGTAATGCTTAAATTTAACTGAGTAATAGTTATTCCGTCACCAGAGTTTGGAGATGAAATTGTCACTCTTGCGTCACTTCTGACGGTTTGAACTTGAACCACAGAACCAGGCGCATAAAGAGTATGCCCAGAAGGCACGGTAATTACGTTGTTATTTACTGTAAGACCACGTAGCTGTCCGACGCTTAATTCGCTCATTTAGACAACGCTCCAAGAAGACCCAGTAGGGATTGTTACTATAACACCGCTGGCAATTGTGATTGGCCCTGCGCTAAGTCCATTATAGCCAGATGGAATTGAATAGTTTGCGGAAATGGTTTGCTCATTTAGCTTAATGGGGAAGGTGCTTGCCGTTACTAAGTTATTAAAATCAGAAATAGGAACCACGTTAGCCCACTGCGTGTTGAAATCTGTGCTATTTATCTTTGCTAGGACTTGACCAGCTGTTCCGCCAGATGGTATTTCGATTGCGCTTTCGTCAGTATCTACCCATAAAACC